CAAGAGGATGAAGCAGGCAGACTTATTCAACAGTGTATGCGAGAAGTCCAAGAGCATTTCAACTTCAGATGCCAACTCGATAGTGAGTACAAGTACGGAAACAACTGGGCAGACACACACTAACTACTGTATACACTGTGCCATAGAACTAGCTGAGGATGTATGGGTAGAAGGTAATAGCAAAAAGAATAACTACATTTGTAGAATGTGTGACAGCATCAAGCGTAAAAAGAATAGGCTAAAGAAAGTAGCCAGTAGAATTGGTGCCAATGCCTTACGCTCGTACAACAAAGTTAAGTCAGGCGAAGTGTACATCATTGTGAATAATGCTTGGCCTGGGTGGGTGAAGATTGGTATGGCTGTTGATGCTGAAGACAGACTGAACAGCTACCAGACAGCCAGTCCCATGCGTGACTATGTACTAGCGTATTCTGTCTATACTGAAGACAGACGCAAGACAGAGCGAGAGGCACACAAGGCTGCTGAAGCTATAGCTGAACGCAATGGTGAGTGGTTCAAGATGTCCATAGGGCAGGCAAAGGAATGTATTCAGCATGGACTTTGATTTCTTTTTCAAGCTAGTACTCACAGCTAGTTTCTTTGGTGTCAGCCTTTGTCTCTGCATCAAGTGGGTTGTCGAGTCGTACCTTGACTGGCTTCAGGTTAAGACAGGTATAAACATAGTTACTCTCGAACAAGAGAAAGAGACTATGCGTATGTTAGAACGGTTAGAACGGAGGGGGAGAGACGATGACGATTTTGCTAATTGATGGAGACATTGTAGCATACAAGGCAGCAGCAGGAAGTGAGACACCCATTGACTGGGGTGATGGTCTATGGACCTTACATGCCTATGAGCCTGAGGTTGCTCTACGATTGGATACTTTTATTTCCAACCTAGTAGATGAAGCTCCTGTGCAGGACTGCATCATTGCTCTCTCAGATAAGGAGAACTATCGTAAAGAACTTGCACCCTACTACAAAGCAAATCGTACAAATACACGGAAGCCTATGCTACTGCATTGGGCAAGGGAGTATTTGAAAGATAAATACAATACTATAATTTACAGGAGGCTTGAGGCTGATGATGTCTTGGGGATACTGGGGACTGCGAATACGGATACTATTATATGGTCTGAAGATAAGGACTTACTCACTGTACCAGCGAAGCACTGGCTGGGTGGGGAGGTTGTGGAACAATCTCTGGAACAGGCTGACTACCAGTTCTACGCTCAGACTTTGGCTGGAGATAATACGGACAACTATTCGGGGTGTCCTAAGATTGGTATGGTCACTGCTAAGAAGCTGCTGGATGCTGACTGTTCGTGGAGTACAGTGGTTGAAGCGTTTGCTAGTAAGGGCTTATCGGAAGCTGTTGCGATAGAGAACGCTAGGCTTGCACGCATACTACGCAATGGTGAATATGATACTGATACATGTGAGGTTAAACTATGGAAGCCGTAAAGACTGATATGATTAATAGTCCTCCTCACTACTCTGAGGGTAACATTGAAACCATTGACTACATAGTAGATGTACTAGGTGAGTGGGATGCCATTAGTTACTGTCACGGTAACGTGATTAAGTACACTGGCTCCCGCTTGTTCAAGAAGGGTAAGCCAATCGAGGATGCTAAGAAAGCTATCTGGTATCTGAATAAGATGGTTGAGTTGATGGAGAAGACTAAGGGAGTACACTGGTGAGAGTAGAATGTGTTGACCACATGGGTAGTGATATGACAGTGGTTAATGCTGCCAGGGTATCCTTTAGTAAAGAGAGTAACTTCGATGATGGGGGTGGTGTCCCTACCAAAGACCAGAAACTAATTAACTACCTAGCAAGGCACCAGCACTGGACCCCCTTTGCACACTGCTTCGTACAGTTTCGCATACAGGCTCCTCTGTTTGTGGCTCGTCAATTAGTTAAACACCAAGTAGGATTAACTTGGAACGAGGTATCAAGGAGATACGTAGACGATGAGCCAGAGTTCTATACCCCGTTATCTTGGAGGTCCAAGCCAGAAGACAGCAAGCAGGGTAGTAGTGGAGAGGCTGCGTCACAGTACTTTCCTTCGTCCTTTCTTGAAGAAGTGGTTACGCTGGCGAAAGAAAACTATGAGAAGATGATACGACTGGGGATAGCCCCAGAGATGGCTAGGATGATACTACCACAGAACATGATGACTGAGTGGTACTGGTCAGGTAGCCTTATGGCGTTTGCTAGAGTAGTCAAGCAACGCACCGATCCACATACACAATTAGAAACCCAAGAGATAGCAAGTCAGATCGGTACTTACTGTCACATACTATTCCCACATAGTTGGGAAGCCCTAATGGAGAACTGAGTAATGAACTTATACGACTACCAGATAGAAGCAATGAAGACTGCTATATACAATACCACACATGCTATAACATATCCTGCCTTGGGGCTGGTAGAGGAAGCTGGTGAGGTAGCTGGTAAGATTGCTAAGATGATACGGGATGACATCAAGCTGGATGACCAGAGAGAAAAGATTGAGACAGAGATGGGTGATGTACTCTGGATGCTGGCTGCCCTTGCAAAGGGATGTAACCTATCACTGCAAACTATTGCCGAGAAGAACCTAGAGAAGTTGGCAAAGCGTCGAGATAAGGGAACTATTAAGGGAGAGGGAGACGACAGATAATGGATGCCTATCAGTCCTATATCCATGCTAGTCGTTATGCTCGATGGCTAGAAGATAAAGAACGTAGAGAGACATGGGACGAAACTGTAGACCGTTGGTGGAACTACATGACAGGTAAGTTCCCTGCCCTCTCGAATAGGCAGGATGTTAAGGCTGCTATCTACGATCTTGAGGTTGTCCCCTCAATGCGTACCATTATGACAGCAGGGGAGGCACTAGATAGGAACCATGTTGCGGCTTATAATTGTAGCTTTCTTGCTGTCGATGATCCTAAAAGCTTTGACGAGGCCTTACTTGTACTAATGTGTGGCACTGGTGTAGGCTTCTCTGTCGAGCAACAGTTCGTTAGTAAGCTGCCTGAAGTACCAGCAGACATACATCCTACTGATGAAGTAATACAAGTTGCAGATAGTAAGGAAGGTTGGGCAAAGGCATTACGTCAAATCATCTCTCGTCTCTATGCTGGTGAGATACCAAGCTGGGATGTATCTAAGGTTCGTCCGGCTGGTGCTAGACTTAAGACATTTGGTGGACGTGCGTCAGGTGCTGAACCTCTTGAGAACTTGTTCAAGTTTACTATCGGTATCTTTAAGAAGGCTGCTGGACGTAAGCTTACTAGCCTTGAGTGCCATGACCTTATGTGTCAGGTAGCAGCAGCAGTTGTTGTAGGTGGTGTACGTAGGTCTGCCATGATTAGTCTGTCTGATCTTAATGATGACCGTATGCGTCACGCTAAGATGGGTAACTGGTGGAACGAACAGGTCAATCGTAGTTACGCTAATAACTCTATCTCCTTTACAGAACGGCCAGACATGGGTAGCTTCCTACGTGAGTGGTCAGCAATCTATGAATCTAAGTCAGGTGAGAGGGGCATCTTTAACCGTGAGGCGGCGAAGACTAAGGCAGAAGCTATTGGAAGAGAAGTTAGAGATGACTTTGGAACCAACCCCTGCGGAGAAATCAGCCTCAGAAGTAAACAGTTCTGCAACCTCTCAGAAGTTATCATCAGAGAAACAGACGGAACAGAAGACCTCAAGAGGAAAGTTGAAATCGCAACTATCATTGGGACGATTCAATCAGCCCTTGTGGACTTCAAATATCTGTCACCGAAATGGAAGAAGAACTCCGAGGAGGAACGGCTACTAGGTGTATCCCTCACTGGTATCTTTGACCATAAGATTATGTCAGGACAGGGAGAGTATGAGAAGAGTGTACTATCTACTACACTAGAACAGCTACGTGACATTACCCGTAAGGTTAATAAAGAGTGGGCCGATAAGCTAGGCATACCAGCATCGAAGGCTATCACTACAATTAAACCTAGTGGTACTGTGTCACAGCTTGTTAATAGTGGTAGTGGTATCCATCCTCGATATGCTAAACACTATGTCCGTAGAGTAAGGGCTGATGTTAAAGACCCCCTTGCTGACTGGATGAAAGAGCGTGGAGTACCATGTGAAGTAGATGTCTACAATCCACAGAACGTAGTCTTCAGCTTCCCTATGGCCTCTGCTGATAATAGTCTGACACGTCACGATGTCTCAGCTATTGAACATCTTGAACTATGGTTGACATACCGCAAGTACTGGACTGACCACAACCCATCAGTAACTATCTACGTTGGTGATGACGAGTGGGCAGAGGTAGGTGCCTGGGTATGGAAACACTGGGACGAGGTGTGTGGTGTATCCTTCCTCCCTCGTGAGGATGATAACCATACTTATGCTCAGGCTCCCTATGAAGAAATCACGCAGGAACAGTATGCTGAACTAAAAGAAAAGATGCCTGTACTAGACTTCTCTGAGTATACAGAAGTATATGATAATACAACATCTTCTCAGGAATTAGCCTGTACTGCTGGCATCTGTGAAATCTAAAGTTACAACATTAGCGAAAGTTTGTTCACTATGAGAGTACTAGGAAACGATTTTAATATAACAGATGGATTGCTCAACCACCTACGCAACCTATATCCTAACAAGCTTCCGCTTTCACAAGTTACCCCTGAGGAATTAGCTTTCCTTAGGGGGCAACAATCAATTATAACTAAACTTGTAGAACTACAAGGACAAGATTTCGAGGATGAATAAATATGGGTGGATTATTAAGTCCAAAGATGCCCAAGCCTCTGCCTCTTCCTGCACGTGCTATTACTGCTATTACTAAAACACCAGACTTAGAACTGGCTGATGATGCATTAGGAAAGGTAAAGAAAGGTAGGAAGGCTCTTAGAACAGAACTACTAGATCGGATGTCAGCACAAGTAAGTAGTGCAGCCTCTGGTTTACAGATACCAAGAGGCAGTTAGTAGTATGGGATTTTGGAAAAAAGTAAAAAGAAGAATAAAGAAAACTGCTAAAAAAGTAGTAAAAACAGTAGCAAAACCAATTAGCCCAATAGCTAGAGTTGCCCTGTCTATACCTAAGATTGTAGCAGCAGCCCCAAAAGCTGTGGTTAAAGAAGTCTCACCAATAGCTAAGACAGTATTAAAAATACCTAAGACTATTGTTAAAACAGCAGCGAAAGTTCCAGGCGCTATAGTAGATGTAGCTGAAGATGTAGGCAAGGCTGTGGCCAGTGTTGTTTCACCTAAGGTTCCTAAGGCATCCGCAGCACGTACAGGAGCGCCAAAACAACAGGACGAGGAATTACAGACAGATATACAGACTGCGGGTATTGTTAAGAAACGCCGACAGAGGGGCAAGAGAGCACTCATAGCCCAGAAAGCCGCAGCAAATGTAGGCGGTTCTGGTAAATCAGGATTGAACATTCCGATAGGATAATTACATGGAACAAGATGTAGGAACAGTAGCAAAACGCTACAGTCAACTAGAGAGTGAGCGTGATACGTTCCTCGAACGTGGACGTGAAGCAGCAAAGCTAACTATCCCTACTCTTCTGCCAGACGAAGGACATAGTGGGTCAACCATCTATGCTACACCGTATCAAGGCATTGGAGCAAGGGGTGTAAACAACCTTGCGTCTAAATTGCTTC